CCCATAGTTTAAACCCCCGCGCCCATAAGCTCGTCAGACAGCCCGCGATAGTTTACGCGCAGGAACCCGTCGTCAAAGCGCACAACCAAGTGGGGATGTGTCTTTTGCAACTCGTCGGCCATGACACCAACTGTGGGCTGTGACATATCTGCAACTTTCTTGCCAATCTCGTTCCAAGCCCACTTGTAGAAGTTCACGCCGCCGTGGCTTCCGATGCGTTCAACGTCGGTTTTCAATCGGCTGTCAGATGCAAACAGACCGCCAGCAAGACCGAGGTAATCAAACACGCCCGGATTGTTTTGCGAAGTCGTGGTTGATCCTCCGTTGCTGGGGATCGAACCAATCGCCGCCATAGGTGCGCCGAGCGATTGCATGGGCGCGTTGGCGTACTGCTGGAACTGGTTTTGCGCCGCGTCGATCAACGATTGCTGCATACCTTGCTGCATTAACCCGTCACGCATTTGGTTGTTATTGATGGTCTGGCCAGTGTTGAATGCCTGATTGCCAAGTTGGCCCATTTGAGCCGCCCCGCCCATCTGAATACCTTGCTGGTTCTGTGCCGCGCCAAGTGCCTGATTGAAACCTTGGTTCTGCAATTGGCCGAACGCCTGCGCACCCTGCCGCGCAAAGCCTTCATTGGTTTGTGCCTCCGCAACGCCGTGACGTGATCCACCAAACGCACCTGCTGCGCTTGCAGATGCACCAATGTTATTCATCTGCATTTGGCGCTGACGCTCCATGTCGCGCATGGTGCCGCCCGTCACCATTTCTTGGTACGGATTCATAAACTGGCCAATGTTCGGCCCTTGCATCGCTTGTTGCGTGCCTGTCATCGCTTGCTGCAACCCGGCAGCCGCAGCATTGTTTACGTTAAAATTACCCTGCGGCGCAAGTGGCTGCGTCGGCTGTGCCTGTTGCCCGTTTGCTGAATAGCCCATTTATACGGCCCTCTCTGTTAAATGTGTCATCGAAGAATTCCACCCATATCAAACCCGCCAAAGAACCCGCCGTTAGGCCCATCATTTCCCGCTGACCCGTTAGGATTTGGACCCTGAAAGTCCCTGCCGCCAATCGTGCTTGCACCGGGTCCGCCGCCGTCAAAAATGTCACCGAGCCCGCCAAGGCGTCCGTTGGGGTTCGCCGCGCGGCTTGCATCAAGCATGGCGTCAGATGCCGCTTGACCGGGAGGTGTTACATTCAACATTCGATCATATTCAGACTGCGCCGCGAATGGATCGCCGACACTGCCGTAGTTGCTCGGTGTATACGCAAGCCCACCATCCTGCTTGTCCAAAAACATGCTGTCAATAAAAGCCTGTTGACCCGGATCGCGAACGCCGAACGCTTCCATTGACTGATCGTAAATGGGCGTTGACGAATAGCCGCGAACGCCGTTGGCATATTGCTGCGCCTCGTCCATGCCGCCGCGCTGGATGTTGGCCTGCCCCTGTGGCGCATTCATCCCAAACGCGTTGGCTGTATCCGCTGTGTTTTGAAACGCCGACGATTGCATGGGCGTGAATGCCGCCGATGTTGGGCCGGGATTAACCACGTTACCGATTTGCGCGATCTGGTCCGCCTTGGCCAAGTTGCGCCGCGCTGCGTCTTCAATATACTGCGGGATTTCAACAGATGATGTCTGTGAACCGCCTTTTCCGCCTGACATTATCCAAAATCCTTTATATATGAGGCAAATTGGCGTTTCCAGCCGTGCTTGCCCAATGGTTTATTCCAGCCCATGCGGCCACTCATTGTAAGGGCCACGCAGTCTTGCGATTTCGCCCACTCTATCACGTCGCTGTGCATTTCCATAATCTGTTCTAGTTCACCGCCGCCCAGGAAAACATTCACGACCCGTTTGCGTGGGAAAACCACGATTTCAGTGACAATGCACCCGTGCGGCGCTGGCCATAGCTGCAACGTGCCTTTGGTCAAGCCCGCCTCAACGTCCTCAAACAAGTGCGTGCCGCCGCTATATTCTAGAGCGGCTTCAATCCAAGGTTTGCAGCGTTCCAGCTCGGTCATACTGTTCGCACCGATAGTGTTCCCGAAGTCATGTAAATCTCATATCTGACGTTTGTCGTGTCATCAGTTAGAAATAAACGACCCTCACCAATCTCAACATCCTGCCCGCGCTTGTGGTTGGCACGATCCGCCGCCTCAATGGTACGGTTGCGCTCGATTTCATTAACGGGCGTGTACGTGCCGCTCGGCTGCTGCAATCTCATCTGCGACCTCCCTGCACAATATCAAGCCTGTTTACACCCACGCGCCAGTCAATGCTGTTGACCCCTGAAACCCGCACGCGCACCTGCCGACCAGTGAAGCGAAGAGACGTTGGGTTTGACATGGCGTAAGGCCCGTAATCTCGCTCAGTTCCGTTGGGGTAAAACCGTGTCTTAAATGTCACATTAACGTCACCTTGCGTTTGCTCGTCGGGCAACATGCCAACAACCGACGCGACGGCATCGCCCGTAGCAATCATAATTGGGCCGCTCTCTGCGAATGGCACGGCGTCATCATAGTTAAACCCAATTTCGTGTTCGTATATATGCGCGTCAGATGCCTTTGCCCACATTGGCTGCTGAAACACCCCACGGTCAACGCCAGCCGTGCGGTCAATCTCCCCGATAGACCAATGGCCCTCAACGTAGTTGAAGGTCACGTAGCGGTCGTTCTCCGTAGAGGAACCCGACGGGTAGAACCATGTAATCTCTCCGTGTGCGCTATTTGGAACGCCAAAAACCTTGCTAATTTGTGAGCGGTTAATATCATTAAAAACGTAATCAGAAACGTCGCACGGGACGTCTTGCACTGCGCCGCCGCTGTATAGATGGAAAGCGTTCAGCCCCATCCAGTATGCACCTTGATCGACTGACGCGACTGCGCCCTGCGAGATTAGGCCACAAGCTGTGCCGACGCGCTCAATGCCGTAGACAAACGGGGGTCCGATATATGTCGCGGCGTGCGCGTCCATTGTTGTCAGTATTAGCGTCTGGCCCCGCACGTTGATACCAGCAAGCGCCTGCCCGATTGTATCTAGCTCAATGTCGCCAGCCTCGTTTGTCGCCGCTGCGGTCCATGTCGTGTTGTCTTCGCGGTCAGACCATTGGACTTTGCGCGGATTTCCGCCAGCGCCAAGTGACATAAGAAAACGCTCACCAGTGACAACCAAGCCCCTGTTATTTTCTGGCGCGTTACCTATAACCGCTGCAATCGTGCCTGTATTTAGCGCCCACTCATAAATTTTACCATCATCAGACGTGCAGCCAACCAAGTTTTCGCCAAACGTGTCTAAAGACCAAGACGTTGCCGCTTGTATTCGGGACGTGTCTGGCCGCGCCACACCGAAGGCCAATGCGCCAAAGGTGCCGCCTCCGAAGCCCGTAAACGCTTCTGCGTCCTCGCGCCCTGCGGTCAAACCGTTTGGCGTTATGTCGCTGCGAGCGCCAGTCGTTGACCAAACGTACAGCTTATTGTACGTGCCGCCCGCGATCCACCTATCGCTACCGTTATCAATCCACGCCAACATACCGCGAACCTTGGCAGCCGCCGCCGTCGCTGACTTAACGCGCCAGCCGCGCATAGGGCGCATTGTTCCGTCAATCCACCTGATTAGGTTGCTGTCACGCCATCGCCCCTGCGACTGCAAGTCCGTGCCGTTTCGGTAAACGCCGGGCGGTATATCAAGCGGTACTAGCGTCATATTTGCTCCGAAGCGTTAAACTGTTGCCCTTATAGCACACAATGCGGTACAAGGGCAACGGTATTTAGGAACCTACGTTTCTGAACAATTTGTCCATATCTGGTTCTGATACGTTCTTTGTTTTCATCAACACACCAATCAGCATATCGTTGCGGCGAATGATGCCTTGCGGTGTCATTAGAAATACCCCCTTGGGTCACTCGCCTTGAGGGATACCAGTGTGTTATAGTTTGTGGATAAAGACTGGTTGGCCGTACATGTCAGCAAAGCCCTTTAGTTCTGTGTCACCTTCGCGGACAGCCCATGTGTGTATGGCAGGTGTAGCCGATCCCAGAACCAAACCATACTTGTAGCCTTGTTTAACTGCGTCAGCATCCCGCGCACTTCGGATCGTGCTTGACATGCCCTGACTAAGTAGGTCTTTTCGCAGGTAGATAAACGAAGGTAGAAAGGTTCTGCCCCAAGACATGATCTCGTCGGACAACCCGAAGTGGCCCGATACCTCACCAAACCGCAAGGCATCGCCATAGACATTAGAGCCTACGAGTTCCCCGTCGATTTCAGCTAGGACTGCGCGGCCACCCTTGCGACCAAGACGTGTGATAAGTGTCGTGATGGTCTTTGCGTTGACACCAACAGTTGCCGCGCCAAGGTTTGCAACCCGTGCAGCAATAGCAGGCGTGATTGCGGAAGCCGTGATGTCCATTAGACAACTCCCGCAGCGTGGGGCCAGAAGCCAGCAATCTCTTCTTCTGTTAGGCCCGCTTTACCCAGAACGTAGTTCACGTTATCCGTACCAGATACCCATTCAGGCGCTCTCTCAATAAATAAGACAACGCGGGCGGGCAACGTCTGCGCCATTAAAGTCTCAAGCACCCCAAAATCGTCCAGAGTTGCTAGAGCTTGGTACGCACTTACTGCGATTAGCTGCGCTTCTTGTGCAGGCACGTCCAGAACTTCAACGGCTGCGTAGTACCCAAGGTCGTGCTTCCAACCATCTTTAATACTCGCGCCAGACACATAGTCGCCGTTGGGCAGCTTCATGTTCTTGTGTGGGTTTACTCGCGCCAGCTTTGCTTTGTCTTTATCATACAAATAAAGTGTCATGCTGAAGTTACCTTTCCTAATATGTGTGCGTGACTTCTGGCCGTTGCAGACATGCCTGATACTTGATACCGGATACTGTCTGTCTGTTGCAGGTCCAAGCGCCATGTTATTCTGAGTCGGTCGGTTATGTTACCGGTTTGACTGTTCGTCAAGGTGTCTACAGTCCCACTTCCGCCCCCGATTGTTGCTGTACCTGGGTTCCCAGATGTGGCTAATGCACATGCGACAACTATTGGCAAGCGCGGAGTTAGTTTTGAGGATAAATCGTATGTGGCGTCAGAAGAAGTTCCAGTAGTTGCAGAAAGAAGAATTTCGTTTTCCATCGCATTATCGCCCACAGAGCGAAACGTATACGCGTAGCGTGCTTGAGAGTTTCCGCCTAAAGCAAAAGCCCCGTTAGACGTAGCGATAAGAACCCGCACCCTTCCCTGTGAGTACCAATTAGTGAGTTCCTTTCCGTTACCTCTTTGAAAATGCCGCTGACGGAGAAAGATTTGTGTGCCCCCACTGCCTAATGAGTTGTAGCTGTTTTGCTTCTGGCCAAGTTCCGCGATCACCACGTAGTCCCCGATTAGTGTTGAGGCGTGGGCTGTGCCGTTACCTCCTTTTCCAATGTAGGTCCAATCGTCATTAACCGCACCCCCCGACGCGCCTAGATTTGGCATACCTAGCGAGATCACTGTAGAGCCACAACGTGCGCGTGGCCAAAGTTCGCAATGCTGGTCACGTACAACATAAAGTCTTCGCCGTTTGTTGTGGACACTGTGTCGCCTGATACCGCTTCAAAACCTGAGAATGTGATCGTTCCTGCGGATGCGCCATTGGTAA